GAAAACTTAGAAGTGGATGAAGACCTACCAACAACCGTTAACGATTACATAGAAACAGTAAGACCGATCGGAGCTACTGTAACAGTGGCAAGCCCGGCAAGCCTAACAATAAATGTTACTGCAAATGTAACCTTAGACGGCACGCAGTGGCTTGCAGATGTACAAGCTGCTTTTACAGAAAGCCTGACAGCATACTTACAGGAAACTATTTTTGAAATATACAACGTGAGCTATGCGAAAATAGGTAGTATTCTGTTGTCAACCAATGGTGTCAAGGACTATAATACCTTACTTATAAACAACAATACCGCTAATATCACGATTGACAATACCGAAATGCCGATTTGTGGAATGGTGACTTTGACGGAGGCGGTGTGATATGGATTTAATGACTTTATTACCTCCGATTTATAGTGAAAATATCACAATGAAAGAACTCCAGGGTATCTTGTCTAATAATATTAACACTGTTGCAAGTGGTTTTAATAAGACAATAGAGGAGTGCTTTATCAACACGGCTTCTTCCCTGCTATCAAGGTACGAAAAAATCTATGGGCTAACTGTGGATGTATCCAAATCTGATACGTTTCGGAGGGAGCGGATAACAGCAAAAGTAAGAGGAGTCGGAACGGTAACAAAACAGATGCTTGAAGATGTGGCAGCATCTTATAGCAATGGAGAAGTTGAAGTGGCGGAAAATCCTTCCGATCATAGTTTCTCGGTAAAATTCATTGGTACTCTTGGCATTCCGGGTAATATGGCCGATTTAACATTAACAATTGAAGAGATCAAGCCGGCACACCTAAGTTATACATTCGAATATGTGTATAATGCAAATTCTCGATTGTCTTTATTTACTCATTCGCAGCTTGCTGCATATACACAATATCAATTAAGAAATGAGGTAATTTCATAATGGCAACACAAACAGAAAACTACGGCTTAATGAAGCCTACGGCGAATGAATACTATGACGTTGACGTAACCAATGGCAACATGGATATCATCGATGCAGAATTAAAGAAAAGAGAAAATGAGGCGACTGAAATTGTTACAACCTTGTCACAGCATAAATCTATTTTCTCCGCAGGTACTGGCAAAGATAGTGGCAATACAGAACAGGATTTTCATTCAATAGTTGAAGGGCAGAGTAATGTAAAGATAGAGGGTAGTACTGCTGTTAACTCTATAAAAAATGGAGATTTTAACAATGGCACTACGTATTGGGGTACCATTAGTGCAACATTGTCAGTTACAAACAATGTATTGTCAATTATAGGAAATGGTACGGGTGCCTTGGTTGCGGTGACTTATGACGCTAGAACATTAGCAAATGGATATAAAGAATATCATAGAGCAGAAGCTAGAGTTACTAATGCAGTAAGTTCCAGATTAAGAATGAGACTTTATTCAGGTACGTTGGATGCTGACGTTTTAAATCCTATTCAAAATCAATGGTATGATTTATCAACTATTGTCACAGGAACAGCAGGGACAGCAGCAGGTGCCTATTATAAAACAGAATTCAACTCGAATTATGCAGATGCAGCTGCCGCCAATGGAAAAGGTATGGAAGTAAAAGACGTTATAGCTATAAATCTTACAGCTTTATTTGGAGCAGGAAATGAGCCAACAAAAGAGCAATGTGACTTCATGTATGACCATTATATTAATGGATTGCAAGGCGTAGGTAGTGGTAGAGTGAATTGTCTTGGTAAGAATATCTTTGGCTCAAGATGGATGGCAGAAAGAGTAGTATATTTAGCGAACCAACCTAATTACTGCGCTATTCTGAAGAAAGATGGCAGAGAAGTTTTAGCGATGACTAGCACAATGGCATTTAGTGGGCTAGTAGTGTTTAATAAATTTAGGCCAAATACTAGATATACTGTTCAATATCAAGCAAAGATGTTATCAGAAGTTTCTGCTGCATATTTATCTTTCTATTACACTGATGGAAGTTGGAGTCATTTTACTGCGGAAATGGACACTTCTTGGGTGAACTATGCTATTACTTCTGCAATTGGAAAAACGGTAGAGTCAATCAAAATTGCTGTTGGTTCTAGTGGCACAATTTATTATGACTTTAATACTTTTCAGATTGAAGAAGGTGAGGTAGCAACTGCATACGAGCCTTATCATTCTTCTGAATTAACTACCACTTTGCCTACTGGGATGCAATTACACAGACTTCCTAATGGGGTGTATGATACCATAGAAGAAGTAAATGGTGCTAGAACACTATTCAAAAATACTAAGGAGTATACTTTACAAGCTAGTGATATTACAGATTATGGAACAGGTCTTACAAATTGTGATATTATAAGTATTAGAGTAAAAGCTGATGATGCTAAGTATGGGAGTACGACTTCATATGCCATTGATAATAATTGGATGATAGTCCATGGATTTATTGGTGGAAATTCAAATTTAGTTAATAGTGAAGGTTATACATACCGAGTTTATATGACTGCTAGTGGTTTATATTATGGTTTAATAGTACCAAAGGGAACTTATTCTTCATTAGCACAAGCGCAGACAGCATTAGTAGGAACAAAGATAGTATATGAATTAGCAAAGCCACTAATCTACACAAATGGTATCAATGGATTTTTTCAAGAAGGTAATTTAGAAGTATATGAAGATGGAGTAATATACCAAGAGTCTTCTGTCAATTCAAAAGAGTATAACAATGCCAAGTTGCACATTACCTATAATCTTTCTGATAAGGCAATTGAAATGTCAAATAATGATGAAATAACTACAATCCATAAGATTATTAAAGGAAGATTGAAAAATGTTTATAGTAATATAGAGAGTGGAAATTTTTCTAATTCAGAAGGCACTTACACAAAAGCATTTGGCCAATCTGCGCATGCCGAAGGTGATGGATCAAAAGCATATGCGCTTTATTCACATGCAGAAGGTCAAAATACGCAAGCTGGTGGCAGTTCCACTAATCCAAGTATTGGTGTAACTGCACATGCAGAGGGTAATTTTACACTAGCTTCTGGGGAAGCTTCTCACTCAGAGGGGGTAAACACTCAAGCAACAGGCGCATATGCACATGCCCAGAATGAGTCAAATCTAGCAGCTGGTCAAGGCTCAACAGCAATGGGCGGAGGAACTCAAGCTAATGGAATTTTCTCTGTTTCGATGGGTGAGGGTACTAGAGCCAATGGACAAAGTCAAGCTGCTACGGGTAGATTTAATGTTCCAAATACAACTGATTTACTTCAAATAGGTAATGGTACTTCTGATGCAAATAGAAGTAATGCATTAACACTAGATGCTTATGGTAATCTGCGTACAAGTGGTTCGATAATACCGAAGATAACTACAGATAACACAATGTTGACATCCGAGTCTGGAATATCAGTAACCGATAAATCTCTAAAAAGAGATGGAAAAGATGTAGATTTATTCTTTGTGGTATATAATACTAATGGGACTCCATTTGCATCTAATGTTAATATATCTATTGGATATATAATACATTCTGCATATATGCCAAAAAGGACAATTTATCGTACAATTGTTGCACAGGCTACTGTAAATGGACCAATAAATAGGGTTGCAAACTTAATGATTTCACCAAGCGGTCAAATATGGATATATATTCCTAATGAAATAAATGATATACACCAAGTAATAGTGGACTTATCATTTCCAAATAACGATTAAGGAGGTAATAAAATGAAAGTAGTATTAAAGACATTAGTAGAATTTCAAGCATCATCGGTATTCATGCAAGCAGAAAATCAGCTTTGTATTGGGTTTACCGAAATTTCAAGCTATGACGAATTAAAAGCATCATTGACAGAAGAAGCAATGCAAGAAGTAAAAATCTATACGGGTGAAACAACATTCGAAGAATATAACGATTTTACCCAATTTGCAAAAGCTACCGTTGTGACCACAGAAAATGGTACTCAAGATATTGCAATGTATTTTAATAGAGCAGACGAATTGACACGAAAAATTGCGATATTACAAGACACCGTTGACAAATTAGTTCTTGAAAGTTTGGAGGGATAAATATGTATAATACCTTGTTAAGACTTTATAAAGAAGGAAAATTGACCGAAGCCGGACTTACTACTGCGGTTACAAAAGGTTGGATTAAAGAAACCGAAAAGCAGCTAATACTTGTAAGCTAGACCAGAACTAAAGATCAAAATCGACACTTACATAGCGGACAAGAGTCTGACAATTGACACGACAGTATAAACATAATTATCAAGATAAGGCATCCGCATGGGTGCCTTTAAATTATAGGAAGGAAGGTATATCATGCATGGATGACAAGTTTATAAAGCATAGACTTGATGTACAGGATAGTAGGCTTAATGATCACTCAAAACGCTTGGACAGGGTAGAAATTGTACAGGCCGAGGCAAACACCATGATTAAAAACTTGTGTGAGAAAATTGAAGCACAGACTAAATCTATTTACTGGTTAATAGGACTTGGAGCAACATCGTTGCTTGGGTTCTTTTTTTATGCAGTACAACAAAGCATCTTTAAATAAGAAGGAGTAATTATATATGGAAATTTTAACTCAATATGTAGTAGTTGTAGTAGTAGCAATTTGTTTAGCATTAGGGTATGTGATTAAGAAAAGCTTGACTTTCATCCCCAACAAATATATACCGCTTATCATGGCGGTTGTGGGCGTTGTTTTGAATGTTTGGATGTCCAGATGGCTGTTTACACCTGAAATACTTTTAGGCGGCTTAGCGAGCGGCTTAGCAAGCACGGGAGCGTTTGAAGCAGTAAGGAATATTACATCCGGAAAGGATAAGGGTGATACTGATGAATAAACTACCTGAAAGATGCAACGATACTGGCGAACTAAATAAGCTTGTCCGAGTAATGTTGGAACTTGCCCTGGAGGATATTCAGAGCCAAGGAGTAGATCCATTAGTAGTAGAAACATACCGCCATCAGGAACGTCAGAATTATTTATACTGCCAGGGGCGAACCATTACAGAGTGTACTGCAAAGGGCATATCTAGTAGCTTCGCCAAGGCCTATTGTAATCCAAACGGAGGTAAGAGACCAACCAAGACACTTAATAGCGTACATACTGCTCGTAAAGCTGTCGACGTGGTGCCTCAAAGGATAGTTAATAAGAAGATGGTTGCCATTTGGAATGTTAACGATCCGCAAACGCAAATTATTATTAAGATGATGGAAAAGTACGGTTTCGAAGCGGGAGCTAACTGGGATAACTTTGTGGATAGTCCTCACTTTCAAGTGGAAGGTACGTTTACAAACGTCTTTGACCACAACCATAACACAGTAAATGTTACAAAAGCTGTGCAAACAGCATTAAACAAACTGAAGTGCAACAACCTTACTGTAGATGGAAAGTGGGGTACTGCAACTACTGAGGCGATTAATGTATTCAGGAAGTGCCAGGGATATAAGACAGCATTGGGACAGATTGGTACAGTAGCTTTTAAGGCGTTAATGCGTATATAGGCATAAGATAACCCCGGTTCATTTTGTTGATCGGGGTATTTTTTTTATTCGCATATCATCTCTTCACCATCAAATATAAGCGATTTAACAGTATAATCATCCGTCGATAGAATGAATTGAAATTTACTCCTTAATTCAGCTCCAAACGAATTTTGTGAATTAACATAACTATGAATAATGATTTTGCCGTCCTGTTTACCAAACCTCCGATTGTTTATATTGGGAAATTTAGCAGTAGAAAGAGATTTCAAAATAGACTTTATCGCTTTCTGGCATGAAATCTGTAAATCCGATTCTTCATCTAATGTAAATGTGTAATCACTTAGTGTTGATACAACATTGCCATTTTTGTATAAACATTTTCCCTGTAACGAACTAAGTTTAGAGTATTATCAGGATTAAGATACAGAAATAAGAAACTTAAATCACCATATTCAATACTATAAGTCTTTTCGCCATTCTCGTTTAGAGCGTCCAATGCTTCCTCTGATTTAATTGATTTTACTTTTCTATACCGCAGACTTTTAATATATTCAAAATATTGTTTTCTTGTTCAGTGGTTGTTCCTGTTGCCTTCTGGAATTCTGTCTGCTTATTTACATTATCTTCTGTGCCGTAACTATTAACAATCTGTGAATAAAGACCAATACCAATAGACATGATCACAAAGAAGGTTATAAAAACTTTAAGCAACCGCCTCTTTTCTTTTTTTACATAGCCAAACCGCTCTGAAAATTCATCGTCTGGTTTTGATAATTTAGTGGTGGGGTGAGTGGACAGGCGCACCACAACTTGGACAGAAAATTCCATTATACACATTGCCACAATTAATACATTTGAGTCTCACAGATTATCCTCCTTAGTATATACCAATGTTTATTAAGCCATTATATTATATATAGAATAATTTGTAAAAAAAAGAAACCCCATGCATCATCTCTCCTGATGTGCAGGGATATCTAGTAGGTAACTTTATTTTATCATAAGCTACATTAATATGTTATTATTCATTTTGACTAATTCACGAGTTATGGTAATATATGACCGATAACTTCTGTGTGCAGACGAATTAGCACACATGGAGATGGT